GGCTTAGATAGAATACGCGCCTCTTTAGACGTATAGCTCAGTTGGTTAGAGCACCACCTTGACATGGTGGGGGTCGCTGGTTCGAGTCCAGTTACGTCTACCAAGATTTATAAAGGGTTTGCTTAGTTTTCAAAGACTTGCAAGCCCTTTTTTATTGCTCTCTTCTGCATTAGTTCTCTTGTTTATTGTAAAAAATAAAGAAAATACGGCATAATTTACGCCCGAATTACGCCAAGATTATTCTAAAACAATGAAGTTACCGACCCCTCGAAAACGCGGTGATGCCTATCGCATAGAAGTTATGTTTAATGGCGAGCGTTATTCTTGTACTAGAGATACCGCTAAAGAATGTGAACAATGGGCTGCAATGAAGTTATTGGAGTTAAAAGCGGGTATTGCCACAACACCAAAAGATAAAAATCCTAATTTTTCATTTAGAGAATTATTTGAACAGTACTATCGCAATGTTGGTAAGCATAAGCGTTCATCTCGACAAATCAATGAACAATTTTCCACATTTGATAAAAAGTTTGGTGAGCTATCTTATAAAAATATTCATGATATTACGCCAAAGGATTTAACAGATTGGCGTAACAAGCGTTCTACTCAGGTAAGTGCAGGGACTGTATTAAAAGAAATGTCTTTATTTAGTGCGGTGTTTTCTTATGCTCAAAAAGAATTGTTTTTAATTGAGCAAAATCCTTTTTTTATGGTCTCTAAGCCAAAGCAGCCAAAGGCAAGAGATAGGCGCATTACGGATGATGAAATTAAGCTGCTACTTGATGGATTAAATTACACGCAAGGGCAAGTACCTTCTGAACCAAGACATTATGTTGCATGGGCTTTTTTGTTTGCGATTGAGACGGCTATGCGACGTGGTGAAATTCTTGGCTTAACTAAAGATTATGTGTTTGAGAAGCATGTGCATTTGCCACAAACAAAAAATGGTGATTCTCGTGATGTACCATTAACTCGAAAAGCGAGAGAGTTATTGACATTGATTCAGCATGATGACACCAAAATTATTCCACAATCAGAAAATGCGTTTAGATTGGTTTTTGAGAGAGCTAAGGTCAAATTAGGTTTAGACGATTTGCATTTTCATGATACACGTCACGAAGCGATTACAAGGATTGTTAATAAACGAAAATTGCCTGTTGAAATTTTGGCAAAAATGACTGGGCATAAAAACATAAAAATTTTAGTGAATACTTATTACAATCCGAACGTTGAAGATATTGCTGATATGTTGGATTAGAGAGTCTTAATTGACTCTCTTACGTCCACGTTTATTGCCAGTCCCTGATTTTAATAGGTTGTCAGCCAAAATTGGGTTATATAGGCTTTTACCTTCTGTACCTTGATTGATGCTGGCTAATTTACGTCTGACGGTATCTACAGAAATTGAGTACCTTGCCGCAAGGTATGCGGCAGAGACAAGTTCTATTTTTTCTTGTTTTAATTCTGTGACGACAGCTCCGCCAATATTTTGCCCGAGTAAAATATTGGGTGGTTGTGTTGATTCGACAATAATCGTATATTTTTGCAATGCGCTCATAACTTAATCGTCCAGCTTTTCTATGAAAAAATCATCACCATCAAATTGAAAAGAATCTACTTCAACAATTCTTACTCCGTTTTCAATAGTTAATGGCAACCAACCTTCTTTGTTTTCAAATTCATGGATAATGCCATTCTCATTCATTGTTAATGACATTTGAATAATTTCTTCAGCAAGCATTTTTAGAAATGCCATCTTCAAATCGCCATTTTCAGAACGTATACGGTCGTGGCCACCAGACCAAAATAAAAGCTGCTCTTTAAAATTTTCGGTCTTTGTTGGATCGACTTCTAAAATCAAATCCCACCAACACTCATAAGTAAATTTAAACTTTTCCACTTTAATCACCTTTGTTTAATTTATCGTTGGTTACAGCTATCTGATTTGATAGCAGGAGAGAATGCTCCTTAGAGATTTCTAAAGCAGACTCTGCAATCTCTAAACTTCCTTTTAGTGCTTTCAATAATTCAAGCACTATTTTTTGAGTTTCAATGTGGTCATACCCAGCGACAAAACCACTACAGTCATTATGTTGGTATTGTCTAAGCGCAGGTAATAGCAATGCACTGACATTAAATCCATTTTCGTCAAATTCATTGGTAAGTTCTTCAGGCATATAAACCTCAACTTTAATAGGTATTACAAATCAAAAACTTCGTCAGCAAGACGTTTTGATTGTTCAATCTCGTGTTCAGTTTCTAGGAGTTTTGTTGATTGAACTTCTACGTCACATCGACCAGAAAAACACTCCTCAAATGCAAAGGTTTCGGCTTCAGTTTTTGAAGCCTCATCACCATTATCTTCAACTTCAACAACAACTGTTTTAGTTGCTATGACAGTTAATTCATAAAAACGTGTTTTCATTTTTAGATACTCTTTGTGGTTGTTTTTTTGAAAATCCAACATTTAACACTTTTGGGTTCGTTACCATGCTTATAAATAGATGACCAAACAACTTTGCCATTTTCAACAAAACGATAATGTCGTGATTGTTTAAGATGACTTTTTAATTCTGCTTCATCTAGATAAAGTTTATGTTCATTGGCTAATGATAAAAAGTGAGGAAGGTTAATGGCGATTTCATCGCTCATAGGATTGCCATGATTAAGGCTGGGTTTATCAAATTTATTGTCGAGATATTCATAAATTTCCCAAAATTTTTGAATAATGGGATGTTCTTGGTTAATGCGTCTTTGGCGTTCAATACATAAATCAACGATGGTGCTTTTGACAGCAGTAATCACTTGTTCGTCCAGTGGAATTAAAAAGTCTAAGGCATCGACAAGTGCCATCATTTGGGCATGATTTAGGCTAAGGCGTACATTTTTAATATGCTCTGAACCATTAAGTAGTTGCTCATAAAGAGGAACTTTTGTGGTGATGATGTTGAGGATTTCTTTTTCTTGCGTGATTGCTTTTAAGATAAAGCCACTGACTGCATCGACATCGGTTTTTGATAACGCTTTAGCCAGTTCGCGCGTATTTTGTTGGCCGCGCATAAAATGTAAATGGATAATACGCTCAAGGACGGCATCACTGGCATTGACTTCGGCATTTTGAGCAATAACGACGGCACCGCGAAAGGGTGGCTCATAGGTTTCATTACCACTGTTTTTTATGCCAATGGCGCGCGGTGAACGGCCATTGTAGAGCGATTTTAGTTCGTCAAAGTCAAACTTTTTGGCATGGCTGCCTTCATCACGGTCGCCTTCCATGAGTACGATGGGTAAGTTACCGACTTGTGCCATGTTACGGCTACGGCCTGATAGCGTAGATTTTGATGGGTCGAAACCTTCATAGCCTGTCCGTCCTGCCAGTTTCCATAAAAATTCAATGAGTGTGGTTTTGCCTGCACCCGGTTCGCCAACAATTTCTAAAAAGGGATAACTTTGTTGCTGTTGGCGAATTTGTTCAGCAAAAAAACTACCGAGCCAAAATGCAAGGGCAACAATGCCTTTTGTGCCAAAGCATTGATAGACTTTTTTTACAAAGCTAGGGTCAAATTTTTTTAGGTCAGTATTGATGTTTAAATTAATCGATTGATTGATACTTTTAAGATTAGTTTTACCCACTTCAAAATAATCTTCAGTATTTAGGGGATAGGCTTTGCCATGTTGCACAGCAACTTTGTTAAAAATATAGCCGTTATATTCTCGGCTATAGCCAATAAAGTCGATAGTTTCTACCGTTTTTAGGTTCTCCAATTTATAACGTAGATAATTGTCTAAGTGTTTGCCATTGCCTGTGTAGAGTGCACCACCTGTAATATCTAATATGCGTTTTTTAAACTCACTACTATTAGCCAATTGTGCGCCAGTAAAGGTGTTTTTAATTTTTTTACCATTAGGCATGGCGATATTGAAGTAATACCAACTCTCGTCAGTCAGTTTGTTGGCCAAAAAATAGAGTGGAATGGGTAGGCAATTTAAAATCTCAGTCATCATGCCACTGGCTTTAATGGCTTGATCGCGGATTTCTTCAATTTCATCTTCGGTTTTTTCTTCTGTGCGTGAGTCAGCCATATTTTTTTCGTAGGCATCAAGGTCTAGTTCAAACCAATAAAGATGATTTTTAAAATCTAAGCAAAATAGTCTGCGTTCGGTGTGCTTGTAAATGAGTAATGCTTTTTCGATGGCGGTTTTAGCAGTGAGTAAATTGCCATAGTAGCGATAAAGTTCGATGTCTCTTGGCGTAAATTTATGGTTGATGTGTAAGTCGTTCCAGTCTTGTGACTTACCATTTTTAAGCGGAGCTTGTACGGCAACACTCTGCCAACCATCCTGACTGGCGCGTTCGATAAATTTTTCAATGGCTTTGTGACCAGCAGGGTCGTTGTCCATTGCCCATACTAGCGTGGGGCGTTTAATATTATTAGCGAGGCATTGTTCGGCTAAGGCTTTAAGTGCAGTGTAGGGATAATTGCTACTGGATAAGATAGAAGCAGACCTGATGTGATTATGTTCTAAGGCGATGGTGTTAAAAACGCCTTCAGTTATCCATATTTCTTTGGCTTGGCTTAGGTCTACATTAGGCAACGTCCACCATAAGCCTTCATAGTTCCAACCGTACTTAAAATTAGCCTTACGTGGTTTGAAGCGTTCGGGCTTGTCAATAATCCGTTCCCAATAACCATCGGCAAGGGTAAAGCGAACGGTGGCAGAGCCAATGTCTAAGTCTCGGTTATGGTAATATTCTTGACTGTATAAATCTTTTATTTTGTTTAAATCAAAACCACGCGCCTCTTTTAAATAGGCATCGGCAGCCGCATTAGGGTTTTTGTCATCTGACTTAAAACGGTCGCTCCATGATTCAAATAAATCGGGGTATAAGTCACGCAAAGAGGATTCGTGGCCACAATTGTTTAAACGCCCACACTTTATCACCCATGGTGCATTGGCACTGGCAAACAGTTCTTTGTGATGACAAGAGGGGCATTTGCCTTCTTGTAACCAGCTTTTTGAGGTTTTAAAAGCGTAGTCAGCCACGAGACGTTTTAACGCCTCGCTTAAAATAATCGGATTCATAGAGGTTCTACTGAGTGACGGAACGAACAGTCAAGCTACTGGCTGTGTTGATAAGGTCTTGTACCGTAAAATAGATGCGGCGTTTATGTTGTCGGTCGTGAATCACAATCAAGCTGCTATTAGAGCGGTCAATATCTAGTTCGGCAGCACACAAGTTGCTCTCAAAGTTGGCGATTTCTTTAATGGCAACTTTTACGCCTACATCAAATGGATAGCCTTTGAGCTTGAGTTCGTTGGCGACTGCTTGAATCAGTTGTTCACGGTGGCCGTTAAGATGTGCGTAATAGTGCTGCTCTATGTGCTTTTTGGCCATGCCGTGAGCCATGTTGTAGTCGAGATTAGACATCTAATTCTCCTTGTACTTCTTGTGGTTTGGGCGTGAATTCACGTTGGTTGAGCTGCAAAATAATGCTGTCTTTTTTTTGTTTGAGATGTGGTGACAGGGGCAAGGTAAATTTGTTGATGTTTTTGCCCGTGACGGTTAAGGCTCTTAAAGGCTCTAAACCACATACCCATGTATAGCCGCATTCTGTGTCTTCACATCTAAAGGTGAACTGTTTGTAATGATGTGCTAGACGTTCTATTTTTACAGTACGTGCAATATGTGAACAGCAAGGGCATTCGGTTCTATAGATACCTAGACCGTTATTATGCCGCCTTCTTCTTTTTGTCATTTTGCCACCCATGTTGGCTGCCCAATATCACCTGTGAGGTGTTGGCGTACACGTTCCAGCTTGTGCTGAATAACTTTTTGTGCGGCCTCTTGAGTAGAGTCAAAACCATATTGTTGTTGGATTTGCGCTACGGTTTTAAGTTCTTCTTCGGTGAGGTCTATTGTTATTGTAGTGGTCATTATCAGGCACTCTTACGTTACGCTTTCGTGAGTGGGTTTTGCTGTTGCTGCGATGTACCATCGTCATGGAGTAATCGTTTGGCTTGACTCATGACCATTTCTCGTACCAAGCGGCTTTTATCGATGCCTAACCAGTTCGACAGTGATTCTATAACTGCGTATTCGAAGTCATTGAGATTGATGGCAATACGATGATTACGGACACGCTTTGGGTCGGGGTACATGGCGGATTCCTTACGAAGTGGCAGCACTATTTTGCTTAATAGCTTCTAGTCCTTTAATGAGGATTAAACGCGCTGTGCCAGAGAGCGTGCGATGTTCTTTTTGTGCTATTTGTTCAATGATAATCATTTCGTCAGGCTTTAACCGTAACCCTATCTGACGACTGCTCACCCCGTTTGGGTTATATGTATGGCGTTCTTTTCTCATGGTGCTATCATTGCTATAGTTTGTTAAACATCGGCTTATTTTGGTATATAAAAACATGATTGTAAATAGTCGTTGTATATAAAAATGTACCTTTTTGGATATTTTTCATGGCTTCAGTTGGTGAACGTTTAAAAGCTGAAAGGGAACGTTTAGGTTACAACCAATCGGATTTTGGCGAATGTGGCGGAAAAACAAAACTCACTCAAAGTAAATATGAGAATAATGAGACGAGTCCTACTGCCGATTATTTACTTAAAATTCAGGCTATAGGGGCTGATATGATATTTATCTTGACGGGGCAGCGTTCTAGCCCAATGACACTGCCACCTGATGAAGCTGCTCTACTTGATAACTACCGCAATATAAATTCTCAAGAAAAAAAAGATGCATTAAAAACGGTTAGCTCTGCGTTCGCGCAACTTTGTATAAGTAGCCAAAATAAAAACTCCGCTTAGGCCGCTTTTAAGCCCATACTCTTTTTAATTTGTGCCAGTGCAGAGGCGGCTAGTGCTGATTCTGCTTTAGGTTGTTGCGCTTGCTGTTGGGCTTTTTTGTCGGCCAGTGTTTCCCATAATGGCTTAACATGTTGAATAAACTCGGCAGCCAGTTTTGTGGGTTGAGGCGATGGGTTATCCTGTGGCTTATCAACTGGCTTATCTTTTTCGCGTTTGAGCCATAGGGCATATTGATAAATCCATTCGTCACGGGTGTTTTTAAAGTCTTTGGCAAGGTAATGAGCAACAAAGTGATTAAGGGTGTGGCCACTATGTTTGGTCATTGGCACGTCCAGCTTGGCCATAAACGGTGCTAGTTCGCTTGGCTCAACTGTAAAATCAAAAGGCATACAAAATTTTGTTGTTGTGTGTGATGTAACGGCTTTGGGCGTTACATCGAGCGTGCTTTGGTTATTTAAAAAGTCTTTACTTACAACAACTTCTTTTTCTAAATTCTCTAATTTTAAATCTAAATCTCCCCCCTTACCCCCCAATGTAACGGTTACAGGCGTTACAGTTGCGTTACTTGTAACGGTTTGAGGTGTTACATCGGCGTTACAAGGTGGCGTTACATCGTGCGTTACGGCTGTTGTTACATTGGCTAAGGCTTTTTGTTTTGCTCGATGACGCGCTACTCGTTCGGCACTGGGAGAGCGTTGGCGTTTTGGTTGGGCAGGGGTGTTAGTCTCGTGATTAGCTTCGCTGTAAAGTTCAACCAGCATGGGGCTGTAGTAGCGGTTGTCATCTTGGTTTAAGCAAAATTGCGATAACACGAGGTGTTTTATTTGCTGCCATGCTTCAAGGGTGAGGCTTGCCCAGCCCGCCAAAACTTCATCACAATTGGGCAGTGATAGTGCAGGACTTTGCTTCATGGCAAAGCACAGTAGGTCGAAGTAGGCAGCTTTGGCAAGGGCATTAGCCTTTGCCTTAAACTCGCTAACCAAATAAGCATCGTGGGCAAACTTAAACCAAGGGAGGCTTTGAATGTTCATTCTTGGTCTCCTTGTGCATGTACTTCGTTTAAAAATGTCCCAAGTTGAGTTTGTAACGTGTGCATGGTTTCAACAAAAAAATGTTGTTCGATGACTAAGTTTTTGTCCGAAACCTGACTAGCAATGGATGTGAGCAAACCCAATTGAGCGCGAGCAGATTCAACGGTATTGAGTTGTTGTTCGGAGATAGTGTATTTCATGCCTGTTCTCCAAATAAATCGTTATATGCTTCGTTCAAGTCAGCTCTGTACACGTTGAATTTTGAGGATGTTTGCTCTATGGCATCTAAATTTCCAATGACTGTTTCACTTACGAGCGTTTTTAAATACTCAAGTGCCTCAGAAAAACGAGAGTCGTAAGTATTCATAGCCGTCACTTGTGTAAATTGGCGGTCGTACTCGTCTTGTAAGTCTTGAGCGTTGACGTTAAAGGCAGTAGTGGTTTTATAAATGGCATCGGGATACTCAACGCCATTTAAAATAAGCGTGTTGAGATGCTCCAGCGCATCGCTGAGATTGTTGTTGTGTTTTGGCATGATGGCGCACTCCTTAATGCAATGGAGGAGTGGCGGTTTGGGTAATGACTTGCCCAAAGCATTGAGCAATTCGGCCTTTGCTGTCAATAAACTGGGTATGGCGTAGGGCGGCACGCGTAGCACCCGAATGGGTTTTATAAATACGCTTGAGGATTTTGGTTTGTGGTTTGCCGTCTGGCTCAATTCTTACGGTGGTAACTTGGACACGATAAATAACCGTGACGCGAGCGGGTGCATTGCTCATGGTGGCGTTCCTTAGATGTTGGTTTTTATACCATCATCATAGGCTTCGAACCCTATGGTGACGGATTAAGCAGGGTTCGAAGTACCAGTCTAAGGGCTGGCCAGCCTTGCGGCTGCCCCACCTAACCCGTCATAACAACGTGCAGGCAGAAATTTAGCATAAAAAAACCGCGAGAGCGCGGGTATTTATGCTCTTAGAAATGGCAGGCTTCGAACCCTGACTACCCATGTGGGGTAGCCTGATTAGGATGGCGTGAAAAAAAAGACTTGTCAAGCGATGTTTAACACATCAAAATAAATAACAATTTAGATTATGGATGATTAGTGTGATTAGACTATTTTTAATTTTATTTTTCCTAACTCTTATAACTGCTTGTAGTGAAGCTCCTAATAGCTCAGGGTCTCAACAAAATTCTGTACAAGCTGCTAACGTACCTTTGATTTCGTTGAATGATACGGACGCGATTATTAAAAGTGTTGGTAAACCAGTCTTGATAACAGAGACTGAGGAAATTGATGGACAAAAAGAAACTCGTTATTTCTTTCAGGAAAAAAACAACCCAAATTTTCAGATTGAGATTCATCCTAAAAATGTCGTGATAGCTTGGTACTTATACAAGGATAATTCAAAACATAGTGAAGTTAATAAGGAAAACATTCAATTGGCTAAAAAAATTGCTATTAGCTTGTTGGGTATTGAAGGCGAAAGTATTGTTAATAATGCCTTAGATGATAAGGCAGGAAAATTAATAATTAATAGTAAGAATGTACGTCATTATGGTGGTAGCGGTCTTTACAGTATAACCATAGAAAAATCTTAAAATAATACTTAAATGAAATAGTGTTATTCATCATCTTCATCTGTTGATGATGTCGTTGATTGGTCTTTTTTGCCAATAGCATAACCAACACCTCCACCACCTAATGCGCCACATAATACTTTTATAATATCAAGTAACATAGCTTGAGCCTTAAATGTGAGGCATAAAGCAAATATAATAACAATAGCTATTATGGCAACGAGTATTAACCAAAAACGATTTGTATCACGGCGTTCAAATGCACCAACTTGAAGTTTTTCAACTTCAAGTTGAGCAGCAATAGAATGTTTTGCAGTATCAGTATTGCAATCCAGCTCCTTTAGTCGAATGTCTGCTTCAGCAGCCCGTAACTTAATTTCCTGCTCTTGTACACCAATAAATCGACCGAGCAGCTCTAACTCTCGTGCTTTCTCGTGTTTTGTTGGGTGATGTTGTGGTGTTAGCTCAGATTGATTAGTGTCAGACATAAGACTAGCTCACTTGGCGTAGCATAGGACTTTTATAAGTCACTTCAAATCTACCAAAGCGTCTAGAGCCAATCCGTGACGGAATAAAGCGAACACTAGCGATGTTTTCGCCATTCTTTGATGTGGCCAAAAACTTTTTTGCCGACATTCTCTCTGTGCTTATAGGAACAAGAGTAATGCTTTTTTCTTTCATGGTCATTGCCTTCCTCACAAGTTTCGGTGCTTATAAGCACCATTAGTGCGGCATTAATGCGGTTGTCCTTGTAGATTGGCGCGATAAAAAAGACTTGTCAAGAGATGTTTAACACATCAAAATTGGTAAACAATAAATTTAAAGAAAAGGAGCTTTCTATGTTTAACAAATTAGTTGTATTTTTATTATGCTCAATAGTCCCATTTTTCGCATTTGCCGATGTTACTGGTAAGGTTATAGGTGTTATGGATGGGGATACTATTAAAATTCTAACGGCGGATAAGCAAGAAGTTAAAGTTAGATTTAATCAAATTGATGCACCTGAAAAAGACCAACCTTGGGGACAGAACTCTAAACAAGCGTTGTCTGATTTGATATTTGGTAAACAAGTCACAGTCACTGATACATCAACAGATAAATATAAACGTACTCTCGGAACAGTAATGCTTGGTAGCGTCAACATTAACAAGCAACAAGTCGCCAATGGCAACGCGTGGGCATATCGCCAATACCTAAAAGATCAAGATTATATTTCGCTCGAAGACAAAGCTAAGTCAGCAAAACATGGGTTATGGTCATTACAAGCTGACCAAATTATGCCACCTTGGGAGTGGCGGCATGGAGGCAAGGCCAAGCCTAATATGGCGAAGGTTTCGTCAACTGAGGTTAAGCCAAAGACATCAAATTCCAGTGGCTTTGAATGCGGTGGCAAGACTAAGTGTGGCCAAATGAGTAGCTGTGCTGAAGCGCGTTTTTATCTTGAGCAATGTGGACTAGGTCGCCTTGATAGGGATAAAGATGGTGTGCCTTGCGAGTCGATTTGTAATTAAGAACTTGTCAATCGATATTTAATACATCAAACTTGACTAACAAGTTACCACTAAGATAGGGATATATGATGACAAATTTAGTATACAAGCCATTTTCAATGATTTCTTTAGATGACCCATTCTTTGATAGTCTTAAAGAAGACTATATTGAGTTTCCAAGTTGGTTTAATAAAAAAATTATTGCAGGTGAAAATGCTTATGTTTTTGAGAATGAAGCAGGGCATTTGGATGGTTTTCTTTACGTCAAAATTGAAAGTGAAGCCTTGAGTGATGTTATTCCAGTCCAACCAGCTAGTATTCGTTTGAAGGTTGGTACAATGAAAATCAATCCTCATGGCACTAAGCTCGGTGAAAGGTTTATAAAAAAAATTATTGACCACGCACTTCATGAAAAAATATCAGAAATATACTTAACAGTTTTTGAAAAGCATAAAGGACTTATAAATATACTTAGCCGTTATGGGTTTGAAGCAAAGGCGAGTAAAACTACACAAAATGGCACGGAGTTAGTCTTTTTTAAAAATTTGGATGCTCCTTATGTAGATATATTACCTAGTTATCCAAATATAATGCTTACTGGCAGTAACGTATACATTCTTTCGTTACTACCAAATTGGCATACTAGATTGCTACCTGATTCAATTTTAAAGAATGAGAGTGCCGATATTGTACAAGACGTGTCTCATACGAACAGCATTCATAAGGTTTATTTGGCAAGTATGTCAGGCATGAGCGTACTAAAACGGGGAGATATAATTCTTATATATAGAACATCTGACCAAGAAGGCCGAGCGTACTATAGGTCTGTCGTTACCTCTGTTTGTGTTGTTGAGGAGTATAAAGACATACATGATTTTCAATCTGAGAGTGATTTTATAGCGTATTGTCAACCATTTAGTATTTTTGAGCCTTCAGAATTAAAAGCATTTTGGGCTAGAAAAAAATATAATCATATTATTAAGTTTAGTTACAATATGGCACTAAAGAAGCGTATTACACGTGGAGAGCTGATAGAAAATATTGGTTTAAGTTCAAGTGCTTATTATGGGTTTATGCCTATTACAAATAGTCAATTTTTATCTATTTTAAAGAGAGCTCAGAGTGATGAAAGTATTACTATCTATTAAGCCCGAGTATGCCGAAAAAATACTTACTGGTGAAAAGTGTTATGAGTTTCGTAAGGTTATGTTCAAAAATCCAAATGTTAAAACAGTCGTAATTTATTCTACGATGCCAGTTGGAAAAGTGGTTGGTGAGTTTGATGTAGGCGGAATAATAGTTGAGCATCCTGATTCATTGTGGGATAGAACATCAAATACATCGGGAATTACACAACAATTTTTTGATGAATACTTTAATGGAAGACAAAAAGCGTATGCAATTAAAGTAAAAAAGCCTCGTCGTTATAAGACTCCTATGGATTTAAAAAGTGTTATCACATCAGGGTGCGCGCCTCAGTCTTTTTGTTATTTATCTTGAGTTGACTTGGAAAGACTTTTACCTGCCTCATAAGCGGCTAACAAAGCCGCTTTAATTTGCCACACCGACAAATCATAAAAGTCTAAACTGTCACTCCAGCGTTGTTCTAAGGTATCAATGCCTAATTTTTCTTGGGCAATTTTTTCGAGCTTTTGGTCGATTTTATTAGCGATGGTGTGTTTGTTTAGGTGCTTCATTTAGTTTAACTCCTCTTTTTTGGGGCATTGGCTATGCCAAGTACCCCTCGTCATAGTCATAACCTTGTCTATCCATATACTCATTAGCTTCTTCTTTAATGAATGCGTACCAGTCTTGTGATTGATTAGCATTAAGCTGTTGACTTAATTTTTGGTTAAGAGCAGCTTTGCCATGCGTATATAACCAAAAATCACCTACACTAATTAAGCTAGTCTCAGACTCTCGCCCATTGTATTCAAAATAGCAGGTTATAAACTGGTTGTTTATACTCACGTCAAAAACGACAGTTTGTAGGCTCATTTTATTTTATCTCTTTGATTTAATGAGCTTATTTTATAATTCTGTTGGGCGGAAGTGTAGCGAATAATGAAACAAATTTGTTTTATTTTTCTTGAGTAATGAAACAAATTTGTTGTATAATGTCTTTGTCGCATTAAGGAGCTTATTATGAAATATAGCGAATTTGAGCGATGGTTAAAGCGACAGGGTGTCGAAGTGGTTAGAAACGGCAAAGGTTCTCATCGAATTGTTAGACTAGGTGATAAACAAACAACCTTTCCTTATCACGGCAGTGCGGAGATAGGTGAAGGACTCCGCAAAACCATCATCAAACAACTTGGCCTAAAGGACTAGGCCAAGTCCCCCTTAATGCTTAAGGTGAATAGGTAGATTGAGCGTACCCCCAGCTGATTATAGTGTAACTTATTGATTACTTATTTTGTTGTGGGGTATTTCCTGTGGCTTGTGCAGTTGTTATAGGCTGCTGTCGTATGTTGAGGTTAACTATGGAATATATCGTGACGTTAGAGCCTGATACTAACGGCTCATATTTGGTACTTTGTCCTGATATTCCTGAATTTGTTAGTGTGGGTGATACCGTAGAAGATGCGTTAAAAGAAGCCTTAGATGGTTTAGAAACAGCATTTATGATTTATATGGATGAGCGTAGAGCGATTCCAATGCCAACAGCAGCAAAAGCAGGAGATTATACGGTTCGTATTCCTGTCAAAGTGGCGGCTAAGGTGTTGTTGTTTAATGAAATGATTGCTCAAAAAGTGACGAAGGCAGAAATGGCGCGGCGTTTAGATGGCTTTCAAGCCTCTGCTGACCGTATTTTGAGCATCAAACATTCAACAAAGTTAGAGACTTTGGAAGCAGCTTTTGCTGTGTTGGGCAAGCACTTGGATTTGCGCGTGGCTTAAACTTAACCCTGAGCCACTCAAGCTATGAGTGGCTTTATTTAATGTTCATTAATGATGGCTAATAACCCAATAACACCATCATTTTGATTCCTAATATTGCGGCTTTTTTGGTGACATCATTTTTGCTTTTTAGGCCGAATACGATTGATGGTGTATCAATAAATACTATTGACGCATTGACTTCAGAAAGGCTTAAAAACTCATCTAACGTAAAGATTTTTGCTTTAGGTTGAATATACTGTATATATTTTTTCTCTGATATTGAGCTAACAACACCAATTGCATCATCAATAATATGATTAGCAATATATGTGGTTTTTCCAGTCATTCGGCCTACGTCTATTTTAACGGTAGCAAATTGTTCTAGTAGATCGGATGCAGAGTATTCCTTTAACAAAAAGTCTCTTTCAGCCATGAATGCTTTATTTAATGCGATGGCTTTATCTATCATTTGTACAAACGTATAAAAGTTATTTGTTGTGTGCATATTAGTCTCCATAAATTTTGATCGTTAAATCAACGTCTCCAACTCCAACGTCGTCGTCAAACCTGAGCCACTCAAGCTATGAGTGGCTTTAATCACCAACCACGAATGATTATCTATCTCAGCTTTCCAACCATTGAGCTTGGCTGGCGTTTCGGGGCTAATGTCAGGTCTTCCAAGTGCCAGCGTTAAACTAAACGTGGCGGCATTGCGTTGACTGCGTTTAAGTTCGGCATTTGCGGCGTATTTGGCTTCAACTTCGCTTTTATAGGTTTTACGAATCACTTTGAGTTTGTCGGCTTTGCCAACCATCACCTCTTGCCGTTTTGCCCCTTTTTTATCACCCCAGTAAGCCTTAACGCCCGTATAGCCGCTTTCACGCTCCACGATGGTGTAGCGGTGTTGGTCGCTCTCTGCACGGGTAATCGTGACAGGTGGTATGGGTTTGCCGCTCACGGTCGTCGCTTGACCTGCTTTAAACAGCATCAAATAGCCTGATTTAACCGTGACAATGGCATCGTAGTCTTTGGCTAGTCGTGATAGTAAGTTTAAGTCGCTTTCGTCAGTTTGGTCGATGTGAGCAATGTTAATGCTGGCAAGTTCTTTATTGATTTTGGGTGTTAGCTTATGGGCTTTGGCAATGGTGGCCACAATCTCGCCAAGTGTTTTGGCATGGTAACTGGTGGCTTTTTTGGCGTGAATGTTGTCCTTAAAGTCTGCGCTGCGAGCTTTAATGGTGAGTTTGTCGGGCGAGCCTGAGTGTTCTACTTCATCAACGATAAATGTGCCTTTGTTAATGAGTGCGCTATCTGTCCAACCGAGTGATAACTGAATCACCGCGCCACGTTTTGGCAAGGCGAGGGCATTGTCGTGGTCATTCAGTACCAGTTCAAGTTCGTCTGCCTCAAGGCCGCGATTATCGGTGAGCGTGAGCGATTCTAAACGGTCGTGGATTTTGGCCGAAATATCAATGCCACCAACGACTAGCTTAAAGTCTGGTTCATTGTGGCCGTTCATAAATCGTTAATGCCTTCTAAAATTAAATCACCCAGCAAGTCCACGCGATTATCATCAACACGTTTTAAGTTAATATCAAAGTCGATTTTTTTGGCTTGGCCATTGTCCAAAAAAACGCTCTTGGTTTCGTTTAAATCGGTGATGAGGTACAGGCCATAAAAACGGCCAGCACCATCCACCAACGTCCATGCTTTACCTGTGTCGCCCATTGCGCGTAAATAACTCAGGCTAATCGCCTTGCCCGTGACTTCGGGGCGTAGTTCGCCTTTGAGTGAAATCGTATCGCTACCTAAGCCAATAAATTGTTGACGTGGTCGAACCTTGATGACGCTGTTTTCGGCAAAACGCCATGAAGTTTGGCGTTGCAGTTCTTGGTAGCTTAGGGTAGGGAGGCTAAAGATAAATAAGCCGAGTGCCAGCATCATGGTCAAGTCCTCAGTCAATATCAGTTAAAGAGGCACGTTGGCGCGATTGTTTTTGCCGTTCGGCTTCTTTGATTTTCTGCATAACAAAATCAGCCAGCTTTTTTTCGTCCATGCCTGTAGGTGCATGAATAGTGATGTTGTAGTGAATGTCGCCAGTGGCGGCTATTGGCGAACGAGGACTAAGTGGTGGTCGAGTATCAAGAGGTGTGGCGGTGGCCGTTGTTATGGCAGAGCCAAGCATAATGCCTGTGGCCGTTTGTTTGAGCTGCTTGGTTAAGCCCATCACGGTATTAAGTGGTGCGTTTTGATTTTGAGCCAAGCCTTGCTCTAAGCCTGTCATGGTGTGTAGGCCAATTTCGGCAAAAACACGCGAGGGCGATTTAATGCCCAATTTGTCTTTGACAGTATTGCTAATGCTATCGCCAATCTCGGCGACCTTTGTTTTAACTGCCTCCCATTTTGCGGATATGCCTTGCCATAAGCCATCAATAATTTGGCCGCCAATGGTCATAAATTTATCTTTCAGCGTGACAAAATAATCCCAAAGGCTTGCCAATTTTGTTTGGATATAAGTGGCAGCCATGTTTAAGCCATAGAGTATGTCGTTCCAAAGGCTAGTAAAAAAAGACTTGATTGGATTCCAATAAACATAAATAAGTAGAGCAGCAACAGCAATGGCGGTGATAATTAGCACGATAGGATTAGCCAATAATAGGCGACCGATACTAACCATCGTAGAACCAAGCCAACTAAGTGTTTGTCCAATCCGTTTAATGCCTGCAATAAATCCTAATCCTTGTGCGCCTAAATAACCCAACATAAAGCGAAACATAGCAAACGGAACAAGTACCCCAGCGACTGCTATGGTTAAGCCACCTAATACCACTAACGTAATCGCCAGTAAGCCTAAAAACTTCATGATTGAGTTGGCGAGCATAGGGTTCTCTTTTGCCCAATTGCCAACACCTTCTGAGACATTAGCTATCCATTCACTTAGTGCCTTTAACTCAGGGGCAATCGCCTCACCAAAGTTAGCCATTGCATTGGTAAACGTA